ATGCCAGTTACAGCATGAGCGCGGGCTAGCTTATCACGATCAGGCTGGAAAGGCAATACCGGCAGCTTGTTGAGCTTGAGGTCCTGAATTAGGGATTGGCCCGAAGCCTTGTTCTCGATTACCATTTTGTCTGGCCTGAATGCCTCATATTGCTCTTTAGCAATGTTACGGAGTTGGGGAAAGGTCCACCGGCCTCTCACCTGATTGAGGAGGATGGCATTGGGCTCTTGGTATTCGAAGCCCTTGTCATCGGTGTAGGTGAGGTGGAAGATGCCCCAAGTCTGGATGACCGAGTAGTCGGCGGTGGCCTTGGTGGAGAAGGCGGTGTCGAGGGTCTGAATGATCTCGTCGCACTCGGGCGGATCTTCCTCGTCCCAGTCTTGAAAGTCGTCCTTTGTGAAGACGTTGCCATCGTCCCCGACCGGAGTCTGCATGTAGAGGGCGCCCCAGTCAGAGCGGGCCAGACTCTCGCGGGTCGTGGTCAGGTCGTCCATCGTGATGTATTCGGGCCAGTAGGACGCGCCCTCTTCAAGCATGAGGTAGTCGGCGGCGGGCTTGTCGAGAATGGCCGGAATAGAGATGACTTCCCACTGATCGACCTTGCCATTGCGGGCAGCCTTGTCTAGGAGGAAGCCTGAAAGGTCTCGGACGTGCCAGCGGGTGTTGACGAGGATGATCCGGGAGTCGGGCAGCTTACGGGAACGGAAGCCGGGGCCATACCAGTTGTTGACCCGCTCGCGCTCGGTGTCGGACTTGGCGGTTTGTTCCGAGAGGGGGTCATCGAGGATGCCCAAGTTGAAACGGTAACCAGCGATGGACTTGCCCGCACCGGCGGGGAGGAAGGAGCCGCCAGCAGTTAGTTTCCAGCCGGTGACACCCGACATGTCGTCACGGATCTGGACGCCGGGAAAGATTTCTAGGTATTCGGTGGAGCGGACGAGATCGCGGATACGACCGGAGCATTCGACCGCCTTGTCCGTGGTGTGTGAAATCCACATGACACGCCAGGTCGGGTTGCGCCCGAAAGACCACGCGGCGAACAGCATGAGGAGGACGGACTTCATGGAGCCCGGCGGCAACGCCAACATGAGGCGGGGGATGGAACCCTCTTCGACGTCGGCTAGCGTGGCGGCGATGGCTTGGATGTGGCGCCCGTCGCGGTAGTCGTTGCCATCGAGCATAAGGTGAGCTAGCAACTTCACGAAGACGTAGAAATCGTCACGCGCTTCGATGATGGCCTTCTGCTGGAGGGCCTCTGCTAGCTCTGCCTTGAGTTGAAGGAGAGCGTCCGGGTTAGTTGATACGGAGTTTGCGCTCAAGGTCCGGCTCGGCTTCACGCAGGATAGCGGTCAGTTCGCCAATTCGCGTATCAAGTTCTTCCTTGGAGTGGACAGTCTTGTGAATAATTTCCTTCTTATCCACAAACATGCCTAAATATTTAGCGAGGTTCTCCATCGCGCGATTGGCGTTGGTGAAGTCGCCAGTCTGCATGGCAGCGGTGGCGATGTCGTTGAACCACTTGACGACATCTTCGATATTGATTTTCATGCGGGCTTTCTCCTCAATTTCGAACGCGGTTACTAGGTCGTGGAAGTGCGGAATGGCTAGGTTCTTGTTGGCGATACGGAGAAGAATGTTGTAGTTGCCGCTATCGTATCCGGCGAGGCGGGCAGCGCCGCATTTGTTGGTCCGACCGTTGATGGCGTACTGGCGAGCGAACTCGACCTGCTTCGGCGTCAGGTTCTTGAAGCGTTCGACTTTGTCCCAGTGCGCGTTCCATGTCTCGCGGAGTTGGTCCTTGATGGAACGGATCGCTTCGACATGCTGCTTGGTGACAGTACGCTTAGGCTGGTGAATGTTGAGTTCACGCAGTTCGCGGCGATACTTGCGCTGACGCATGCCCTGAGAGGGGCGGTTGGGCTTGCGCTCCCGATCCGCCTTCTCCTTCCGCTTCAGATGGTCTGGCTTGGGCTTGGTCGAGACTTTGGGAACGTAGGGTTCGTCTTCGCTCATGCGGTTGCCGTATCCTCTTCGTCAACACGGACAATGGAAATGCGGGACCGGCCCTTCTGATTGTTGCTGCCCGAACGTCCCGCGCTGTAGAAGCGGAGGCCATGCCGTTCAAGGGCGGGCCTGATGCGGCGCAGTTCTGCGGCAAAGCTATGGGAGGTCTGCGGCAGCTTTTCGCGAGGACCGATGTTCATTTCCAGTTGGCCGATAAGATCCGAGTAGGTCCCGGAGAACTCCTTTTGCTTTTCCATCATACGCAGCATAGCAGAGGCCATGCCGTGAAATTCGAGCATGTGGCTCTCGGCGGCAGACCGGTTCCGCTTGTAGACTTCCATGAGGCGACCTTCCGGCCAACCAAAGGACTTCTCAGCAGCAACGGCCCACACAGCGAAGGCAGACATGCGCGGCTTTTCAGCAAGCACCACATTACCATAGTTCTGCGTAGCAATCAACGCGGCATTCATAAGGGAGCCTAACAGCTTGGCGTGGTTGGCGTGGAAGGCATCCCAGAACTCGCTGTCATCGCGGCGGAACTTAGGGTCGATGCGAGGCAGGTGAACGTGGATGGAACGGTCAACGAGGTCGCCGCGCTCAACGACGTCAGGGATGCCGTTCATCGCCACGGGGCGGCAGACGCGGACTGCGGACTCTTCGGCGTTGGTATAGAGGGCGCGGCCACCTTGGGCTCCGGTGCCGGTGCTGATAACGCAGAGGGCGTCTGACATCTTGTTGGTGATGTGCGAGACGTTGTCGTAGGCGAGGACGAAGGAGTTGCGGACCATAGCTTGCAGGTCGCGCTGATCCTCGGGCGGGGTACGCATATCGAGGGCATGCGGGTCGATGATGCGGCGCATGAGGCGCAGGATGGTGGACTTACCAGAGCCTTGTTCGCCGGAAATGGTGAGGACCGGATAGGGACCTTCGGGACGCAGGCAGCCGAGAAGCCAGGCAACGAGCAGCATGAGGGTATCGTCGTCAGCAGCCACGAACTGCTTCAGGAGGGTCGGAAACTCGGAGGCCGGAACCGAGAGGTCGGGTTCGACGAGGGGCAACATGCCTGCGCCGCGAAGCATGCGAATGTGGGTCGGGCCGCCCGGCACGCGGGTAATGCCATTGGCGCTGATGTGCCATGCATCGTTGGCGTCGTTACCGATGTCTAAGTAAAGGTCGCCCAGCTTACCGCCGACGCGGATGTAGTCCTTGACCTTCTGGCCCTTGGAACGTACCCAATGCGAGAAGTAGGTCTGGGCCGCAGCGAACAGGTCGCCGTTGGGAAGATGACCGGCGGTGTCCACGCAGAAGGCGGAGAACCAGCCACGGAAATCGCAGTGGCCTGCGGGTGTGACGGACAGGGTGCGCCGGATGCCTGCTTCGGTGTAGTCTAGAAACAGGCGCCCGTCTTCGGTGGTCCACGGAGTGAGGTGAAGCTTCGCGTCGTTGAGAAGCTGGACGCGGTTGATCTTGTCGCTCATGGCTGCTCCTTGGTTAGGAGCCCATCTTAGGCGAGGTGAGAAAGGAGTGCAAGTAGATTCTCACCTTCCTCACTACACGACGGTCCAGGTGGAGCCGGACGGCACCTCGACGGTCACCCCGCTGGCGACAGTGATGGGGCCGAAGGTACCAGCGTTCTTGCCGGACGGAATGGAATAGGATACCGAGACGACTGTGTCGTTCAGGTAGAAGGCTTGGTTGGTGCCACCGCCCGTTGCTCCACCGCCACCGCCGATTGCACCCCACGTCGCAGAGGTGTAACCTTCGAAGGTATTGGAGCCGCTGTTGAAGCGGATGATGCCGGGTGTCGGCGAGCCGGGCCGCGTAGCGGTGGTGCCGGAATGGACGAGGAGGCCGGAGGAGCCGGTGAAGTTGACAGTGCTGGTGACGACGAGGCCGCCGACAACGCTGACGCCGATCTGGTCGGCCGAGACTGCAACGGCAAGCTGTCCCGTCATGCGGTCGCCTGCGCGGAGGACGCGGAGAGAGGTTGCTGCTGAAACTGCGTTGATGGCTACAGTATTGACGGAGACGGCAGCGGAGACGGTGCTGACCCGAATTTCCAGTGCCGAGACAACATTATTAATAGAGGTGATGGCAGCAGAGTTGGTAACACCGGTAGCCGAGGCGGCGCTAACGCGGATTTCTAGAGCGGAGACGACATTGTTGATGGAAGTGATGGCCGCGCTGTTGGCAACGCCTGTCGCAGACGCAGCACTGACGCGGATTTCCAAAGCCGAGACGACATTGTTGATAGACGTGATGGCGGCGGAATTTGCTGCACCCGTAGCGGAAGCGGCGCTAACTCGGATTTCAAGCGCAGAGACAACGTTATTCGTGGAAGTCAGGGCTGCTGAGACGTTGTTAACTTGAATTTGGAGAACGCTAACAGAAGCCGAAACAGCAGCCACACGGATTTCGAGGGCCGAGACACGCGGTTCAAGGGCAGCTAATGCAGAGGCGTCAATGGCTGCGAGAGCAGAGTTGATAGCGGAGATGGAAGCTTGGACTGCCAGCATCTGCACGTTGAGGACGGAGACAGAAGCCGAGACGGCAGTCAGCCGCACATCGAGGACCGACACCACATTGTTGATAGAGGTGATGGCAGCCGAGTTAGCGGCACCGGTTGCAGAGGCCGCACTTACGCGGATCTCTAGCGCGGACACCACATTGTTAATGGAGGTGATTGCCGCCGCATTGGTGACACCGGTAGCCGAAGCGGCGCTAACGCGGATTTCTAGAGCGGAGACGACATTGTTGATGGACGTAATGGCGGCAGCATTGG